TAGAAAGCACCAAGAGTGCGTTCCACATATAACGGCCACCAACCAAATTCAAACTGATTCAACATTTCAATACTGGCTCTGGGAAAAAATGTGACCTGTAACTGGTAATCTTGGTCGCCCGCAAATACCTGTTCCATTCTACGATAAGCTGCCCTATCATAGAACTGCATATCCCCCGCCTGTGCCGCGGAGATGCGATTAACACCTCCGGGCAGCAGGGTAGGATCAGTATATTGTAAAAAACTTGCTATTGCCATATTCTTTTCTCCAAGATCAGGATATAAACTATCCCTTTACCTTAGGCAATGTTAATTGCCATACCACGAGCTTGTGATACTACACCACTTCCGAAGTAGCCAAGTCCAGTGATCCATGTTTGTAGACCGCCGTCCTTGTCACCCATGCTGATGTCTAGACCCTTAACCATTACAGTTGTAATAGCCTGAGCACCGATAGCAGCACCAACATTGGTTGCAGTTGCAGAAGCACCATCGATCCAACGGCCAGTTACGCTACTTGGTAGGAAGGTTGAGAACACAACTGTGCAACCATAAAGGTTACGCAACATACCTGTGGCTAATAGTTCATCACCAAGTGCAGTTAAGCCTGCATTGATTTGACCGCTAACACTGGCTGTGTAAACAGCACCACCTGTTAATTCGCTGAGTAAGCGTTGTTCTTCGTTAGGTCCTAGGATCACTGTTGGGCGACCTGGGTTACGAGCTTTACGCCACTGCTTAATAACATTGCGGATTAATCCAACAACGTTGTTAGCTGTGTAATCAGTATAAGTGATTGAAGCATTTGAACCTTCAGAAATTAATCCCATGGCAGGGTTGGCATACACACGAGTGAAGCCGTCAGTTACAGGTGCGTTAGCAACAGAGTAATTGACAACAGTCTGTGTATTTGCAAATCCAGCTAGCGAAGTGTCACCACTGGAAACAGCCGATGGATTACCAACGAATGCAGCAGTGATTCTCTGATCAACCTTTTCAGCAAAGCTCATGCCTAGTTCTGTTCCTAGGTTTGCAGCTAAGTCGAATGCAGTTGTCCAGCCTAAGAACTTGCTGAATGCAGTCATTGCTACGGCAGGAGTTGCGACAACTTCCTTAGCAGTGATTGAAGCAGTCTGTTCAATGCTGGTTAATGTGCTATAGGTTGGGTTAGTGCTGGTGTCAACATAGTCACCATAGCTAACTGGGGCCATATGAGGCACTTTGTAGGTGTTACCCTGGTTTGGCATCACAACATTAGTCATATTGACTAGTCCCTGTGATTCGTGTAGGACCTGAATTGCGGAGTTTTGGATTGTTTTTTCAAACGCATTTGCTTCACCCGAACTTCCGCCGATAAAATATGCCATTTTAAGTCTCCTTTAATGTTTATACTATTGGCTTATTAATTGAGACTGTCATACCTTTCAAGTTTCTGCCACCAATTCCATTTTGTTCTTTCCACTTCTTCCAACCTTCTAGGTCAGTTGAAGCATCAGGGATTTCATTAGAATTGCGAGCTACACCTTGACTGAATCGTGATCCAGTGCCAGTGCGGCCTTCATCGGCAGCTAATTTCGGGCGACTTCTCAATATATCTCTTGCTAACATTTCCATAGTGTATGGATTACCTTTGTCATCCAACCTTACAGATCCGTTAGATCCTTTAACAAAGGGATTTCCACTTTCATCGAAATCCAAATTGGCTTCGAATAAGTTTGTGGCAATGTCTAACATATCAGGATCGAATCCACTGCGTATAGCAGTGTCCTTGATCTGACTTTGGAGTGTGGCTTGACGAACCGAACGATCTTTCTGTTCCAACTGTGTTTGTAAACTGTGGAGCATATTTCTCAATTCTTTAATCTCACCATTTCCTTTAGACTTACCTTCCTTTGCTGGTTGTGCGTTACCACCGGTATTGCTTTGTGCGACTTGTTCGAGGTATTTGACCACGTGTTTAGTTTTGGTAAACTCTTGGCCGGTCACCTTGCTCAATGCTTCAAGCACCTCTTTTTGTCCTGCTTTACGAATCGCACCTAAATTAGGCTGATTGTTTGAAGGAGTTGAGGGTTGCTCTACTACAGGACTTATCACGTTCTGTTGTGGAGCTGTGTTGGCTGACGGAGCCACCGCGTTTGACTTAACATCCATTTGTTAATTTCCTTTTAGTTGTTTAAGGGCGAACGATGCCCAGTGATCTTATTTTTACGACATAAGATCAAAGTCGATGAATTCTTTATCTACCGACACCTAACATAACAAGTTGACGCGCTAGAGGATCATTGGTCGTTACCCCGCGGTCCTGTATCTCTGAATCAAATATTTGTTCACTATTCTTTTCGGCTACTAATTGTTCTTGACGATCAGCACCATCTAACCAATCTGTGGTATTTGTTGGAGCAGGTGCAATCTGTTGACCTAACTGTGCAAGATATTGTGCAGTCTCGTCAGGTGGAGTAATCATCTTGACTACTTCCTTATCTATAATACTTTGAACTACAGCATTGCCAGCTGATAACTGTGAGGCAGTCTGAAGTAGGGCCATTCTAAATTGTAGATCCTTATCTTCATAATCTGTAGTATATTCAATATCACCTACCCAACGCTGATTCATTAGAGCAGCGGCCATTTGGAAAATCATTTCTTCAGTACCTTCCATACGGCGTGCTCTTTGACTGGCCTTGCGATGTAATGCACGGCGTTCTTCCATAATGCTGATACCGCTTTGTGTGCGGGCAACTGATGTTCGCATGGCACCACGACCTAGGAAACCATCTAAACGATCTACCAAACTCTGTTGTTGTTCACGAATCTGTTGAACATCCTGTGTGGGTATTGAAAATACTTCCACTTGGTCTTTATCACCCCGAATAATGCCACCACCACCTGCAGGTATTCTAATACCAGCAGCGGCACGGATCATGGGCTTACTAAAACGAATACTATCGTAGGCTTCACATTCTAACTTGAACATCTCACGCTGCACATCTACTGCTTCTTGTAAATCACTGACTCCTAGGTCACTGCGGCGTTGATCTGGACGAGCAATAATCTGTAATGCAGGGATAGGTAGTCCCATGGGCAGTGTCCAAGTGACTTCAGGTTCCATTAGGTCATCTTCATTTTGAGTTCTTTCTTCTTTGACAACATATCTTTCGCAATAGGTGGGATTATTTTCATCACCTGCATACCAAACTTTATATATGGTGCAGTCAGCATCCATGTATTCAATTACTTTGAGATATTCTAGATAGTTCTTACCATATTCAGTCCAATATCGCCAATCAATCACATGTTCTGCTGAACAGACTGAAATATATGGACGATTATTTTTATTTTGTTCTTCTGGAAGATCAATGAATGCCCAACACCAACCTTCAATACCTGCCATGGCAGCAGCCTGTTCCATAACTGCTGTGAGACTGTTGCCATTTAAATCAGCATTGTTGACAAAGTCATAATACCAATCTGGGATACCTATATCAATATTTGCACGATTAAGAAAGGCCGGATGACGAGTAGGTTCACTCTCATATACCACATCCACAATTTCATCTACAATGGCTTTACAAATGGGAATCACTGCTACATTTAAAAGTTTATCACGAAAGAGAGCCGCATCTTCGCTGGGTCTCTTCATTAATGTCATATTCTTAAAAGCAGGTCCACCTTCATATCCATTTCTATAGGCTTCCATTTGTGGTTTAATTGTTCTCATTAAATCGGAAGCAGCAGTCAATTGTCGAATGGGTAGAGCCATAGGTTAATATATCCTTTGGTATTATAATAAGTTATTTAACAGAGATAGGGATAAATCGCTGGATTATGTCTATATTTAGGTCCAACTTTCATCTGTTCCCTGTATTTCTGCTTCAGCCCGCCTTAAAAGATATTCCACTGTGGGAACACCATCGCGGCTCTTAATAAAACTGTTCTCTGTGAGATATTCATGTCCGGGTGCTTGATAAAAGTCATCCACACCATCAATATATGAGGGCATACCCTGGGAGTCATGTCGCATGGGAAATAGATAATGTATGCCATATCGCTATGCATCGCCCAAACCGTCAATATGCATATAACGTGCTTCTCTATATTTGACTAATGACTTTCTAGTGCCATCTTCAAAATGATAGGTTTCCAATG